AAACATTAAGCCTCCGCAAATACGCCAGAGAATCCACCACTGATAGCATGGTCACGGACGGCCTCGACGACCGCCTCTTTCAAATCCTCTACGCCGTAGACCGCGCCGTGGAAGTGAAAGTTGTTGGTCTGCCCCATACCACCTCCGCGCCCTAATGGGACAATAGCTTCAGGGCCAGATTCACCGACCAATCCTAGTGTCGGTCTGGTTACGATGCCGCCACCAGCAAATGCTGTGACTGCGCCACTTGCGTATAGCCCCAGCAACATACTCTCCATGCCGCTTTTTTGTGGGGCTAATTGCCTAGCTATATTTATGGCATTGGGCTGGCCGAAAGAACCAGCCATATCAAAGGTTCCCATATCTCTAGTCAGTAAATTTAGGTGTGCGTATTTTGCATTCCGTTTGAGTAAATTTAGGTGTGCGTTGACGGAATTTCTGGCCTGGGAACGAATCCCACTATCAACCTCTCCGTAGCCGCCTTCCAGCAAGATTTTCTCATTGGCGAGTCTTACAGGGTCGTTTTCCCATCGCCCCTGGATTAAATCAATCGCCGCTCCAGCAACTGCACCACCGCCCTTGGTCAACTCTACTAAATTAGCCCCACTGAGAATCTTGCCTGCCTCACCAGTGATGCCTGTAACTTGTTCGCCTGGGGTCAAGCCTTGGAACTGTTGCATCCCACCCTGACCAAGCCCCAGTGTTTGCCCTGCGGCATTGGTGAAACTGCTCCCAGACATTACGCGCCCCATGTCAGCCATCTTCTCAGCGACGGTTTGGCTTGCGGTTTCAATTTCATTTATCAGCCCGCGCATACTCTCTGCGCCTTGCTGTTGAACTAGCCCCCAGGTGTCGTTCATACGGACGCCCTCTTGCGCCAATCTGTCGGCCATCTGGGTGACAGTCGTATCATGGCGGATAGCCAGTTGTTCAACTACATCAATGAAGCTAATATTTTGGTTTTTCAGGGCAACCATCGTGGCATCTTGGTCTTGCTTGAATTTCGACCATGAATCGCTGATGGCCTGGGCGGCTTTGGCTTCTGCATCTTGCCGTGCTTTAGTCGCCGCTAATCCATCTTCAATCCACTTGAGATAATCCGCTCTAGACTGGTCACGGACGGAGCGTTCCGCGTCTAGGTTTAGCTGAGCAAAATATGCCTGTGTTTCAGCTTGTCTTTGGGCAGATTCCCGAACAATGATTTCAGCCTCCATCACAGCATCTTCGACTTCACCCCAAGCCAGAGACATCTTTTCGGCACTCTCAGATACCACCCTCGCCGCGCCTTTTGACGATTCACCGATTCCCGTCGAGGACTCACCGACCACCCTCGCCGCATCCTCCGCCGCCTCGCCGACCTTCCTCTGTTCAGCTTGGATAATCGACCCTGCAAATTCAAACTCGCTGGCGGTCTTTTGTACGGCGTCCTGTAATTCCTCTTGCTTGCCAGACGTTATATCTATCTTCGGAATCCCATCCTCTAGTCTGTCAGAGAATCCGCGTATGGCGTCAGCCGCACCTTTGAATTTGTCGCCTACGAAAGGTAGCTTGGAACCCATATCCAGCAACTTGCCGACAATAGTGGCAATCAACTCAAATTGCTTACGCCAGATGATGGTCAGCTTATTCAGGATGCCGATGATGAAGTTGGCGACCCTCTCTGTGATTTTTAGGATTTTCCCCCAGATAGAATCCCAGTTCTTGATGACCAGCGGTAAGACGACGATAGCTAAAGTTGTTAGGATAGCGATGAGCGCACCAACAGGGTTCGCCGCCATCGCCGCTGTGACTAGCCTGATACCAGCCGCCATCAATTTGAACCCGGCGAATAGCTGGGGGAGGATGAGGAGCATCGGCCCCAAGACGAGCATGACCGCTCCCAGACCGGCACCGACTAGAATCAGCACTTTCGCCAAACCCTCGTTCTCTTTCATCCAGTTCGCCATAGAGATAAGCACCGGGGTTATGGCGGCGACCAGCGCGGTTATCGCTGGCAGTAAGGCCTGGCCTAATGTCACCTGGGCCTCTTTCATCGAAGCCTGCAACCCCAGCATCTGGTTGGCAAAGGAACCGGAGGTTCTTATCGCATCACCTTGAGCGTCGCTTGTCCCCGCGATAATCATGTTCATCCGCGCCTGAACTTTCATCGCCTCCGTTATCTCGCCTTTCGATGAAGCCCAGCCCTGGTTCATGATTTCAGTCTCTACCGAAGCGGCGGTTATCACGACACCGTATTTCCGCACGGTCTCCGTGTTCCCGACGAGGGCGGACTGCATATCACGTACCACGTCGGCGGTCTTGAGGTTGTTGAAGGAACCCAGGTCGACGGACAGTTCGGTGACGCTCTTGGCGAACTCAGCCGCCTTGTCGCGGGCGAACCCCATAGGCACAAAAGTGTCTTGCAAGACGGACGCGTATTCCATCAAGTCAAATCGGTTACGGTTCGCCGCATCGGCATGGGTTTTCGCCCAGGCTTCCACCTCCTTAGATAACTCCCCAAAGACCGTATCGAACTTGCCCTGCAGCTCCTCGACGTCACTGGCGGCTTTTATGCGTGAGACAGAGACAGCCGTCAAGGCACCGCCTAGGATGGTCATACCAAGGCCTATGCTTTTTCGGTGCTTCTCAAAGCCAGCCGCCATCCCCCCCATCTTGGTCTGAACATTGTCAAGAACCTTGGAGGCTTCGTCCTTCGCCCGAATCAGAACCGATATAGTCGAAACGTCAGCCATCGCTTTCTACCGCCTCTACCATCTCGCGCCACGCCTCAATCTGCTCCGGCGTCATCTGGCTGGCGTCCTGGTTGTGTTGGGCCTTCGCGCTGTTTAGCATTCTGTATTCCATGATGTTCCGAATGGTCGTCCAGTCTTCATTTTCTACTTGGCTGGGCAGACACCCGAAGGCTTCGCATATCACTCCGATGGTAACGAAGCCTGGTTGGGTACCTTCCCCAAGGATGTAGGCTCCGACTTCACGGAGCCTTTTTTTCTTTCATCAGACGACTCCTGGGTGCCTGAAGCGGTCATTAGCCACATCAATTCTTCAGAGGATAAGCCTTCTAGCACATCGGGCCGCTGGTACGGCTGTTCCAACGTCTCGCCCATCAAACCTGTCCAGTTCCAGGCAATCACCCGCCGGGACAATTCGGCACAAAGCTGGGTGAGATTCTCGCCCAGATTATTACCTTCTTCGCTAGCGTTCTGGAGCCTGGAAATCTGCATGACCTCTTTCACGGTCATCACCGGAAGAATCTCGACCCATTCGCCTTTGTGGACGTAGTGAGGGATGCCTGGGTCGACAACCACCCCGTCCTCGATAACCTGCCCGATGCTCAAAAAGCACTCGTCGGATGGCACTTTGACTGTTGGTATCTTGGGCTTCATAGAGCCTCTCCTTTCTTCTCCCCCCTCCCCCGCCCCTAGAAGGGGAAGGGGAGGGGAAGGATTAGATTAACCCCGTGTCGGCGCGGCGGCATCCAGAGCCGCTGACCCACCGTTATGGCGGAAGGAAGCGGAGTAGGTTATCGGCCCGCCGACGGTGCTGGCAATCGAATACGAAGTGACGATGGCAAATCCATTGTACCCAGTCGTCCCATCAGGCTCGAAATCCCATTCTTCGCCTTCCAGACCTAGTTCTCCAAAGATAGTAACGTCGCCCTGGCTGGAGGCCAGGTCGGCGAATCCGCTGATGTCGATTGTGGCCGTGGGTTTCCCGGCCAGGAAGTTTTGGTAGGTGTCGCTGAAGGCCGTGACATCGGCTTCAGGTACCGTGAAGTTGAGGGTGACCGAACTCAATTCATCTTCGAGTGCTACGGAATCGAAACTGAAGTCGGCATCCTTACCGTGGGTTCGTGCCATACTGATTCCTCCTTACGAAACCGCCCTGGTCGTTGCGCCAGAGCATTGGAATGTTGCCGCGTAGGTTGCCACGCCTCCAACCGGGAGGCTTATCGAATAGCTACTGCAAATCGCCCCGGTGAGACCGGACGACGTGCAAGTATATTCTGGGCTGTTGGTATCTGGGCCTGCGCCGTCGGGGTCGAAAACCAGAGTCTTCGGCCCGCTCGTCAGAGTGAGGTGGTCAAAGATAGTGGCATCACCATCGCTGGCGAAATCGGGGTCTAGCGCACCTGATACGTCAAACGTGATGTTTTTCTTTCCCGCCAGGAAATTCTGATACGCATCTCCGAAAGCGGTGATATCGCCCTCTGCTACTGAGGCGGTCATAGTAATGGAATTCAGTTCATCTTCAATTGCCACACTATTGAAGCTAAAATTTGAATCCTTGCCGTGGGTTCTTGCCATAGC